ACTGGCGTGGGAAGACACGGGCACCGCAGATATTCGTTTGACGGTTACTGCGTCGGCAGCAACAAACGCGGGTGAAGTACGTTTTACTATTCTTTATCAGCAAAACATTAACCTCGCTTAATAGGAGGTCTAAATGGCTGGTTCTGATGTAAGAGCAAAACGTTTGACAGGCACCGGTTCAGCCGGTGTTGGTCCTGCGCGTATACGTCAGGTTCAAATTAAAACAACCACCGGAACACCTCGTCTGACTATTTCAGACGGGAACGGCGGCACCACTGTTTTGGATATGGACTTAGACGCTTCCGACACTCATTCCGTTAACATTCCAGATGAGGGTATTCGCGTTTCTGACATTTACATAGCCACTTTTACCGCCTGTACGTCGGTAACGGTGTTTTATAGCTAAAGGAGACTACTATGGCGTCCGATGTAAAGGCCACCTACTTAACTGCTTCTGGCACGGTCTTTGCCGGACGGGCTCGAATTAAAGCTATTCACTACCAATGCGGCAGCAGCCCTTCCTTAGTTTTGAAAAATAAAGATAATTCCGGAACCACCCAGTTGACGTTAGCGTTTGCAAACGACACTGATGACAATGTTTACCTACCTGACGAGGGAATGGTTTTTGCGGATGGTTGTTTTGCGGTGCTTACGAATGTCACCAATGTGACAGTCTTTTACAACTAAAGTGAGGGATCATGGCAACAACAAAAGATGTAACAAAAACCCCGTCGGGTCGAATAAAATATAGGGGTGAAACTTTTGCCGGATTTAACAAACCAAAAAGGACCCCGGGCAAAACAAAAAAAAGTGCTGTCCTTGCAAAAAAAGGGTCCGAAATTAAGCTGGTACGCTTCGGGGACCCCAAAATGGCTATCAAAAAAGATCAACCTAAAAACAGAAAAAGTTTCCGCGCCAGACACTCTTGTGACACCGCAAAAGACAAGTTTAGCGCCCGATACTGGTCTTGCAAAGCGTGGTAAGGAAGAGATGAAGATACTAGAAGTGTTGGGTAAATTAGAAAAGCACGAAGCAGAGTGCAATTTACGGTATCAACGAATTGAAGAGAAGTTGTCTGAAAACAAGAGTGCTTTAAAAGCTTTTGATTTGAAGCTTTGGGGCTTGGCAGTCCTGATTTTAATTGCGCCTTTTGTTGGTAAATTGATGGGGTGAACACATGGCTTATTCAAAAAAGTCAAAAAAAGCGTCGTCTAAAAGCAAAGGCAGTAAAATATGTCCCGAAGGTAAAGCTTGGGCTCAACGCACTTTTGACACGTACCCTTCTGCATATGCCAATCTTGCCGCCTCTAAATATTGTAAAGACCCTAACTATGCCAAAAAATCTAAGGGCGGAAAGAGGAAGGGCAAGTAATGGGCGATTTAAAGGATTGGGTAGATGAAGATTGGGTTAGGATTGATAGCCAAGGTAATATCGCGGGCAAATGCGGTACTTCTAAAGATAAAAAAAACCCTGATCGGTGTTTACCTCGCTCTAAAGCTCAAAGTCTTAGTAAGTCTGAGCGGGCTGCAACTGCACGTAAAAAGAAGAAAGCAGGCTCTAAGGGCAAGCAGGTTGTTTCAAACACTAAGGCGGCGAAAGTGACACGAATGGCCTTGGGGGGTGAAGTTACTAAACCCAAACGCAAGTTTAACGGTAAATCCGTACCGGGAACGGCCGTTGCTCGTGGTTGTGGAGCAATTATGAGCGAAAGGCGCAAAAGAACCAGCGGTTCGGTGACGCAATCATGACGGCTACCTTAGAAAAATCCATAAAAACAGAAATAATGCGCTGGTCAAAAGAGGTTTTGGAAGTTCCAAGCCCGCATTTTAACGGCGTTCCTCCTTGCCCATACGCTCGGCAGGCGTGGGCCGATGAAAAGGTGGCCATTGTTTTTAAGCATGAAGAGAACTATCAATCCTTATATTCTTGTGTGTCCCGATATGACGATAAGTTTGATTTGGCTATTTTAGTTGACTTGGCCAACGACAAACCCCCGGAAGCTTTTCATGAGTATTTAGACGATTTAAATGATTTCATTGCTACCGGTGCTTTCATTGATAAAGACATATGGTTAATGGGTTTTCATCCCGACGACGACCAAAATGATTTTGTAGACGACGTAGAGTTTGAGGCTGAAACGGAAACTCCATATGCTATGATTTTTGTTCAGAGACTGTCTAAACTACAAGAATCGGCAGACAAGTTGGACAAAAAGGGTTATTATGGTATTTATGACCCCGAGTATAATGCGCTCGAAATATATGCTAAACGTAAAAAACTTTACAGGAGACTGAAAAATGGCGATGAAACCTCGTAAGACGAAGAAAATGCGTAGCGGTGGTATGGTTAAGAAAATGCGCGGCGGCGGTATGGTTAAGAAAATGCGCAAAGGCGGCATGGTTAAGAAAATGCGCGGCGGCGGTATGGTTAGGAAGAAGTAAATGACCCTTTCGGGAAGCAAAGACTTTGAATTGGATGTAGCGGACTACGTTGAAGAAGCGTTTGAGCGTTGCGGATTAGAGGTTCGTACTGGTTACGACCTTAAAACGGCCAAAAGGTCGTTAAATCTTATGCTTGCCGACTGGGCCAACCGGGGCTTGAATCAGTGGACTATCAAGCAGCGCACCGTAACAATGGCCGTGGGCGATGGAGACTACGATTTAGGCAAGGATGTTATCGATATTCTGTCTGTTGTAGTTAAACGCGATGGGACGGACTATTCTCTGGAACGTTTGAGTCGAGACGGCTTTTTAACAATCCCCAACAAAACAACGCAAGGGCGTGTTAATCAGTTCTTCTTAGATCGACAAATAACACCCGTTTTAAAACTCTGGCCTGTTCCAGACAATAATACGGATGTTGTTTATTACGATGCGCTTACCCGCATGGATGATGCGGACATTTACACGAACACAATGGACATGCCGTTTCGGTTTTACCCCTGTTTGGCGGCGGGTCTGGCTTACTATATTGCCTTAAAACGCGCCCCAAACCGCATACAAATGCTTAAAGCTGTTTACGAAGAAGAGTTTGATCGTGCCGCAACGGAAGACCGGGATCGGTCTTCTTTCAACGTCGTACCTAAGTACGAATATTACAGGGTGGGATAATGTCTAAATTTGCATCCGGTAAAAATTCATACGCTATTTCTGATCGATCCGGGCAACGGTATCGGTACGTGCTTATGCGTAAAGAATGGAACGGGTTGCTGGTTGGACCGGACGAATTTGAACCGAAACAGCCTCAATTGGGCCCTTTCCGTAAGGTTGTGGACCCAGAAGCCTTGCAAAATGCTCGGCCGGACCGAGTAGAACCAATGGATGTATATGTTGGCGTCCCTTTAGTAGAAAACCCTAATCTTCGGCCCGCCACAGGGTTTGGTCAGGTTGGAACAGTGACGGTGGTAACATGAGTTTTACATATGCACAGCTAAAACAAGCCGTTCAGGACTACACAGAGAACGATGAAACGACCTTTGTAACCAATTTGCCGGTTTTTATACGCCAAGCAGAAGAGCGTATCCTCAAAAACGTTCAGTTGAGCTTGTTTAAAAAGAATGTAAGTGGCGGAATGACGGCCTCAAACAAGTATTTAGCTTGTCCCAGCGATTATTTGGCTCCTTTTGCCCTGTCTTTTGTAGATTCGGACGGGGATCATGTGTTTTTGGATTTTAAAGACGTAGATTTTGTTCAATCTTTTAATCCGGACCCCTCAACTACGGGAAATCCTCGTTATTACGCGGTTTTTGACGTGGATAACTTTATTTTAGGGCCTACCCCTAACAGTGCATATTCTGTTGAATTGCATTACTTCTACCGCCCCGCAAGTTTAACGGCGGGTGCCGATAGCGCCACGACATGGTTAAGTGAAAATGCTGAAATGGCGCTGCTTTATGGAACTTTGATGGAGGCCTATATATTTATGAAGGGCGAAGCGGACGTTATGGCTATGTACGAAAAAAGGTTTACAGAAGCCATTAGCGGCATGAAAATGTTTGGCGAATCCAAAGAAGTCACCGATGAATATCGGACCGGCATGTTAATTAGGCCGAAACAATGAAATCTGAACTTGTAACACATAAGGAGACATAGGCATGGCCTTTTCAGGAAATTTCATGTGTACAAGCTTCAAGAAAGAAATTCTTGAGGCCGTGCATAACTTTAAAAACTCAGGGGGAAGCACTTTTAAGATTGCTCTCTACACCAACAGCGCGTCGTTCAACGCAGCAACTACTGCCTATACCACTTCAAACGAGGTGACAGGAACAGGGTATACGGCTGGCGGAAACACTCTAACACGAGTTGATCCAACAACATCTGGAACGACGGCTTTCACTGATTTTGCAGACACCACTTGGTCTTCTTCAACTATTACGGCTCGTGGTGCTTTGATTTATAACGACTCCGCCTCGGGAAACCCCGCTGTTGTCGTTTTAGACTTTGGTGCAGATAAAACGTCAACGAATGGTGACTTTACAGTAGTATTCCCAACGGCAGATTCTTCTAACGCCATCATACGCATAGCGTAAGGGGTAAATCCGATGGCTGCGATCACGGGATGGGGACGAGGTTCATGGTCTGAAGGGCCATGGGGCGCGGCCATTCCGGTCACGGTCACGGGCGTTTCGGCTACGGGCTCTCCGGGGTCTGTTACTGTCATTGCTGAAGCCAATGTTCCGGTTACGGGCTTGCAGGCGGCGGGTTCGGTAGGGTCTGTTCTTGTTACCGCGGATGCCAATGCGGTTGTAACGGGTGTTGCAGCTACCGGTTCTCCGGGCGCTGTTACGGTAATTGAAGGCACCGGCGTTATTATCAACGTGTCGGGGCTTGCCGCTACGGGTTCTCCCGGCGCAGTTACCGCAACGGGAACGGCGGTAGTAAACGCAACAGGTGTTGCGGGCGCGGGTCAAGTTGGCTCGGTCACGGTTACGGCCGATGCAATAACTTCGGTTACGGGGTTAGAAGCTACGGCGGATGTTGGCTCGGTCACGGTTACGGCCGCTGCGGACGTTTCACCTACGGGAGTTGCGGCTACTGGTGGTGTGGGCTCTGTAGAAGTCGGCATTTTTGTCACGGTTTCCGTAACGGCCCCGGACCCTGCATTGGGTCAAGTGGGAGTTGCCGAAGCTCAACTCAGCGTAGATGTTAACGTAACCGGTGTTTCGGCCACTGGTTTTGTTTCCGGCGTGTTAGTTTACGGAAACATTGTCCCGGATCAAAATCCGGGTTATACTAATGAAACCCCAAGTCAATCGCCTGCGTGGTCGGAGGAAACACCATCTCAGAACGCTAGTTGGACGCGGATAGCAGCGTAAGGATATAAAAGATGCCAAGTACATATACAGTAAACCTCGGGATCGAGAAACCAGCCACCGGCGAACAATCCGGTACATGGGGCGATACCACTAACGTTAACTTTGATATTCTGGACCAAGCCGTAAACGGCGCGGCGCGGGTTACGCTTACTTCGGCGGGCTCTTCGGGGTCCCCTAACACCTTGGCCATTACAAACGGCGCTACTTCGGATGGGCGCAATAAATGGGTTGAATTTTACAGTTCAGGCGATCTTGGTGGCAACGTTTTTGTTCAATTAGACCCCAATGATGCGGAAAAGATTGTTTTTGTAAGAAATAGTCTGGCAAGTAGTCGGTCTATTTTGCTTTTCCAAGGGACATATAACTCTGGCAGGGACCTAGAAATACCTGCGGGCGTTGATATGGTCGTGAAGTTTGATGGTGGCGGCGCAAGTGCGGCTACTGTTACGGACGTTTTCACCAAATTACGAGCTACTGAGATAACTACTCCGACTTTGACGGGGGGTACTGTTGTTGCAAGCACAAGCTTAAACATTGCGGGCGACGGGGCGACTGTTACCGGCATTAAAGACGAAGACAACATGGCGTCAAACAGCGCCACAAAACTGGCTACACAGCAGTCTATTAAGGCGTATGTAGATAGTCAGGTTGGCACTGTTGACACACTTGCAGAGATACTTGCTAACGGCAACACGACTGGCGGCACTGATATTGCGGTGTCTGCTAACGACGACATTACGTTTACGGATAGCAGCAAAGCCATCTTCGGTGCTGGGTCTGACTTACAGATTTACCATGATGGGTCGCATAGTCGCATAGATGAGCAAGGTACTGGTGTCCTATTCCTTCAAACAAACGGAAACAATATTCAGCTTAATAAAGGAACAAGCGAAAATATGCTTGTTGCAAATGTGGATGGTTCTGTTGACCTTTACTACGATAACAGCAAGAAACTCGCCACCACAGCCACAGGTATTGACGTAACTGGCACAGCCGTAACGGACGGTCTGACTGTTCAAGCGACTTCTGGTAGTTCAACTGGAGTAATAAGGTCTGCTGCTGGATCAAACTCCACATTATACCTTGATACGCAAGACACAACTTCTCTTAGTTACATAACGGTTAGTGGGTCTTTAGGTATTGCCACGGGTTCTGGAACACCAGAGCGTATGCGCATCTCAGCAGCGGGTGATCTGGAATTAATACAGAGTAATAACCTCTACTGGAAACACGCAGGTGGTGGAACCATACGGGCTGGAATAACTGCCGATAGTGCAGACAATCTTAAATTTTCAACAGGTTCATCTGACAGCACTGCAATGACCATCGACTCGTCGCAGCGGGTTTTGATTGGTGGACAAACAACGGTCCCAATGGGCGGCACTAATTTCTCAGTCCAGTTGCAAGGCAGCAGTTTTGCAACAACATCTAATGTTATTCAGAGGTACGGCGATAGTTCAGCGGGTGGCATGTTTGCTTTTGCAAAGTCTCGTAATGCTACGATTGGAAGTCAGACAATCGTTCAAGATGACGACCAATTAGGTAAAATTAGATGGTACGGCTCAAACGGAAGTAATTTTACATATTACGCGGCAGAGATTGCCGTAGATGTAGATGGCGCTCCGAGTTCTGGGGCAGACATGCCCGGACGTATTGTTTTCAGCACGACAGCGGATGGTGCAGGTTCCCCAACCGAGCGTATGCGGATTTCTAATAACGGGATTAGTACGTTTACTGTCAGGACAAGTGTGGGGGGGCCGATTACCGGAGTATCCCCTGACGCAGCCTTTACTGTTCAAAACGCAGGTGCAGACATAGGAAAAATTACCGCAGTGTTTGGGGCAGACGAAAATAACAATTCGCTTACCAACAATACAAACAAAGAAGCTCGTGTAGGTATTCCTCATTACGCAACTGCGGAAGAACCACCAACTTTATTTTACACTTCGTCTACTAGCAGTGAGAATCAGCTCACTATAGGTGGCGGAACTTCTCGCATGAATGCGATGACCAGTATTAGATTTAGAACGGCATCAAACACAAATACTGTTACTGGCACCGAAGCCATGCGGATTGACTCGTCGCAGCGGGTTTTGATGGGAACGGGAACAGGTGCAACCAGCACAATCACCAATGGCTGGTGGAATGGATCAACTTCATACTCAGGCATCCTGAATGTTCAAAACGTGAACGACGGTTCGGCACAAAAATACGTCAGCTTGGCTGTGTCTCGGCACAGTAATGACGCTGAAGCAGGCCAGTTAGGGTTTGCTAAATCTCGTGGTGCTACAGCAAACTCAAAAACAACCGTTGGGAATGGTGACACTCTGGGGCTTATTACGTTCCAAGGCGCAGATGGAAGTAATTTTGTAGAAGCCGCTAGAATTACTGGGTCAACGGACAACACAGCGTCCGGCGATGAGATGCCCGGACGCCTTCAGTTTTACACCACAGCCGTTGGCGCAGCTTCCCCAACCGAGCGGTTCCGAATTGATAGTAGCGGAGATGCTACGTTTAAAACAGGTGGGATGAACCTAAAACTTCCCTACAACTCAACAACAAACAACAGCGCCAATTTGAGTTGGGGGATGCTTCAACTTGGAAACAACGGAGCTAACCGACTTATAGGGGGTAATACCCAAACTGGTGGTGCCTTTGAGTTCGTCGTAAATAACACAGTAGACCTTTCTAGTAGTAACTCTGGCTCTCACAACGGCCTAATGGCTATGAGTATAGGCTCTGGCGGCGCAGTAGAAATGCACACTCCCGACAGCGGCCTTGGTCTTTATATCAACAACACCACACACGACTCTATTTTGCAAATCCAAGCATCTGCGGCTAATAAAAACTCCGTAATAAGATTTGCAGACGGTGATGATGCTGACGTTGGTCTTATTGATTACGATCATAACGATGACAGTATGGACCTAACTACCAATGCACTTAATAATGGGCTAGAGATTAGTGCCATAAGGGGCAAATACTCTTTTAAGAGCATTGAAAACTACGGAACCAGTAATTACAACTTTACGCCAGCTCCGGGGGTTGTTTTTCAGCGAAAAGGTATCATAGGCGACGATGTTAAGATCAGAGTTTTTCAAGGCGGCTATACTTATACTGGTGGTAGCATTGAGTTCGTCATCCGAAAAAACGGCGGTACTCAAACTAGCGTAGGTTCTGGTGTAATTTACTTCAACGGACGAGAATCTGAAGACAACCATGTAATTGTAGGTTACAACGAAAGTTCCCAAATTGTTGTAAACGCAGATACTTATGCAGGAACTTACGCCGATGGTAAATTTACCTTTGCCATTAGAGGCACAAATGGCGACAGCCACATCACTGTTATGAATCGTCTTGGCTCTGAAGTTTATATGGCCTTAAAGTTTAACATTTTGTACACAGGATAAACTCATGACAGAAACAATAACACATGCGTTTGTAAGTAAATCAGAAGCAGATGCACCTGATCCAGCAAACAATTTTCCGGGCAAACAAAACGTAGCGATTACGGCAACATATGATGGGCAGACAAAGCCATTCGAGGGGCTTATCGCAACAGACAGTAGTTTTTCGGACGAACAATACGGCGATGCTTATTTTAACGCTATTGAAGGGCATATCTATGTCACTTTTGGGTTGCCTGACCCGACTCAAGATTAACCCGTAACCAGCAAGGAGAAATAAACAATGGCTGTTACACACACTTGGTCAGTAAGTGACCAACTTCAAACCAGAACACAGGATGGGCTTTCCGAAGTCGTATTCTCAGTAGTCTGGAACCTATCGTCAGAAGAAACTGTAGACGGAACAACCTACAGCATTTCATCTGCAAACCAGATCAGTTTGAACACTGATAACCTAGACCCTGCGACGTTCACAGCGTTTGCAGACTTGACAGAAGCGCAGGTCGTAGGTTGGGCCAAGGCAACTATTGACGCCAACGCCGCTGAAGGCGAAGGTGTACCCTGTGCGGAATGGGAAGCGGGACATGATCGCAATATTGCGAAACAAATCAACCCGCCAACAGCCGTAGAAACCGCGCCGTGGGCTGCGGAATAACTTAACCTTAGAAAAGGAGATCGAAATGGCTGAGAAAAAAACAACGCCTATCGTGATCGACGACAAAGAATACACTTTTGAAGATATGACCCCTGAACAACAGGAAATGGTAAATCACGTTGCAGATTTGGATCGCAAGCTCGCATCAGCACGGTTTAACATGACCCAGCTTGAAGGCGGTAAAAAGTTCTTTATTGATATGCTTAAAGCAGCTTTAGAAGATACACCTGAAAACGCGCAAGAAGCCGCTGAATAGATAAGGTTATGAAATGGCGTTTACCAAGTTACAGTTCCGTCCCGGCGTAAATAGGGAAACCACCTCCTACACCAATGAAGGGGGTTGGTTTGACTGTGACATGGTGCGCTTTCGTTTTGGCACTCCTGAAAAAATGGGCGGATGGGAAAAGTATTCCGGCAAAAGCTTTTTAGGCACATGTCGGGCACTTAAACCCTTCGTTGCATTAGACGGCACAAGCTATTTAGGCGTCGGAACCCACCTTAAATATTACATAAACGAAGGCGGCGGATATAACGATATCACCCCTATTCGTACCACAACTGCCGCGGGGGACGTAACATTCTCCGCGACAAACGGCTCTTCGGTTATCACTGTGACAGATACGGGCCACGGGGCGTCTGACAACGACTTTGTTACGTTTTCGGGGGCCGTCTCTTTAGGCGGAAACGTAACTGCGGCTGTTTTAAACCAAGAATACCAAGTATTTAACGTGGTAAACGCCAATACTTACGAAATTAAAGCCCGAGAAGTAGCAACAGTTAGCGCGATTACTATTGATGGACAGTATTCTCCCACACTGGTGGTAGCTGACGGATCAGACACCGGGAACGGCGGCTCTAGTGTCGTGGGCACCTATCAAATTACCGTTGGGTTGGACACCACTGTGGCCGGAACAGGTTGGGGCGCAGGTACATGGTCCCGTGGAACGTGGGGATCGGGCGCTACTTTGACTGCGGTTGGGGACACGCTTCGTATTTGGAGCCATGATAACTTTGGCGAAGACTTAATCATTAATGTTCGTAACGGCGGCATATATTATTGGGATAAGTCCACCAGTTCGGCACCTTTTACTCCCGCAGTAGAACTTTCGAGCCTTGCAGGAGCGGACGCAACTACGCCTACTATTGCAAAACAAGTCATGATTTCGGACCGGGATCGGCATGTTATTGTGTTTGGGTGTGATTCCCAGACAAATATCGGGGTCCAAGACCCTCTTTTAATACGGTTTTCAGACCAAGAGAACCCTCTTACATGGTCCGCTCAAGCAACCAACACGGCGGGTGATCTAAGGATCGGTACGGGCTCTGAGATAATCACGGCCCTCGAAACACGTCAACAAATCTTGGTATTTACCGATAAATCGCTTCACGCGATGCAGTATTTAGGGCCTCCGTTTACTTTCGGCATCAACCTTATTTCTGAAAATATTACAATTGCCAGTCCTTTGTCTGCCGTTGCGGTAGACGATATGGTGTTTTGGATGGGTGAAGAAGAGTTTTACATGTACGGCGGGGGTGTTCAAAAGCTCCCATGCTCTGTGCGGGCATATGTGTTTGAGGACTTTAACACGCAGCAACAAGAAAAAGTTACGGCTTCCATTAACTCCTCTTATTCCGAAATATGGTGGTTTTATCCGTCCGCTAACTCCGACACGGTAGATCGGTACGTGGTTTACAACTACCAAGAGCAAGTTTGGTATTATGGTCAGCTATCCCGGACAGCGTGGATTGACCGCGGCATTGCGCAGTATCCTATTGCGGCGTCTACTGACGGTTACCTGTATTTCCATGAATTTGGGGTTGATGACGGCAGTGTAAACCCACCGGCCGCAATCAACGCGTATATAGAAAGCAGCCAAATGGCGATGGGTTCGGGGGACAACTTTGTTCTACTGAGCAAAATGATACCGGACGTTACCTTCTCCACGTCCACGTCGCCGTCTCCAATTGTTGATTTTACCTTTGAAACAAGAAACTTTCCGGGCGCAAATTACAGCACGGTGACCACAAGCAACGTGGCTCGCACGTCCACCGTACCCATTGAACAATTTACTAACCAAGTTAATCTACGGCTAAGAGGGCGATCTTTTGCATTTAAGATAGCCTCCGGCGACACGGGTGTGGGCTGGCGTCTAGGTACGCCCCGGATTGACATAAGACCGGATGGACGCCGATGAGTAGAGGCCTTGTACTTCCCTTTTTTCCGGTAGCACCGACAGGCTACGATCCGGCTTACCAAATGGAAGTGGTTCGGGCTTTTTCTGTGTTCTTGGCTCAAATAAATAATCCGGGACCTTGGCAGGCCTCGGCCTTAACTCTGCCTAATTTGCAGACAGACAACTATAACCTACCTCTTGGGGGCGTGTTTCAGTATGGCGACGAGCTTCGTATTACTGTTGAAAATAAGCCTTATTTGCGAGGTTCTACAGCAACGGGGGCCGTGGGTAGTGTCGCGGTGACAATAACATGACGGATGAAACAGTAATTACAATGGCCGATGGATCAAGATGGCGACCAGCCACTAGCCGAGAGGTGGTAAGATGTGTTACATGTAGTAATGAGGTGGATACCCCTGAAGAGATTGCTTCTTATCCAGACGGGAATTGCCCTAATTGCGGTTCTTCATGGACTGGAGAAGAAAATAGAAGTACAATGATTCAGGTTACCATGCCTGACAGTATCACAGGTGGAGCGGGATAATGGCAGCAGAAGCAAAAAAAATCGATGAATTAGCAGTTCCTGACGGTGGTATTGGCGATCTTATCATGGAAGATGACGAGATCGAAGCGGTATACGGCGATGACGAGGACGGGACCGAGGAATTTGGCGATGATGGCATTGCACAGTTTCCAGCTTTGACCAAGAAGATGGCGGCCATGGGCCGCGGCAACGACACTATCTTGGCGCACATGGAGGCCGGAGAGGTCGTCATTCCGAAAAAGATTGCGGACGACCACCCTGAGTTGGTCGAGGCGCTTTTCAAGTACATGAAAGATGAATACGGCGTAAAAGCCCCTGAACGCTACATAGCAGGCCATGAAGAAAACAACCTAAACCCTGAAACTCTGGCCCCTGAATTTCTTTTTGGATTTATCAAAAAAGCCATAAAAAGCGTGGTTAAGGGCATTAAAAACGTCGTTAAAGGCGTAGTTAAAGTAGTTAAGAAGGTTGCTCCAATCATTCTGCCTATTGCTTTGGCGATTTCGCCTCTCGGACCTATTTACGGTGCGGCGCTAGGCTCTGGTATTGGAACACTTATACAGGGCGGATCAATAAAAGATGCTCTTAAATCGGCCTTAATTGCGGGTGTTACTGGCGGTGCCATGAAAGGTATTAGCAACGTAGCAACGGGTAGCGGAACATTTATGGAGGGTTTCTCCAAATCCTTGGCTAATCCAATGGCTCGTTTTGGACAAACCGTATCTGGCGCACAAACCACCATTGGCAACATATTTGGCGGAGCGGAAGCTCAAGCGGCGAATGCGGGCAAACAAACGTTGTTCTCTCAGTTCGATCCTACGGCGGTTGAGGGGTATCAACCTCCCGCAGAGGTTATTCCGGAAGTATTGACTGACGCAGGAGCAAATGTTGATGCCGCGACTAACGTTAACACGGGGGCGGCAGACGGCACGGCTCTAACACCGGAGCAAATCCAACAACAGGCCGCTGAACTCAAAATCAACACTTACGAAACTCCCGGCTTTGTAAAAAGCATTGGTCAAGCGATTACTCCGGGTGACGGGGTAGGCTTTGGCGAAGGCATGAAAAACGCGTTTATGCCCAACGCAGGCGCTCCAACAGCTACGGATTTCTTAACCGCGCAAGGAACCAGCAATGCTCTGGCTACGGCAGCGCAACGGGCCGCAGCAAACGAAGCTGCGGGTCAGCTAGGCGCGGGCCTCATGCGTACATACGGCCCCGCAGCATTGCTCGGAACAGCCGGTGTAGCAGCGGCAGGCGGTTTTACCGCACCTCCGATGGAGGAAGCCGGGGTTATTGAACGCGACGAAGACGGAAACGCCATTACAGGTTCTGATCTGGTGGACGCAGACCCCTCTGCGTATATGATTGCAGACCTTGGAAACCGAGTTTTGGACTCAGAAACCGGGGAATATATCAGTAGAGCGGAAGCTAACCGTAGAGCGCGAGAAGCCGCGGCTGGCGGTTTGGCCAGTCTAAGCAGTTATCAGCCTCCTGAGTTGGCTACCTCTCCTGCGGCTCCCGCACAACAAACCGCGGCCCTTGACCCGAATGCTTACTTCTTGCAGGGAAGCACCCCGGGCGGACCGTTTGCCAGACCTTTCGTAGGTCAAACATTGGCGGATGGTGGCCAAGTATTTCCCCGCAGAAATGGCGGAATTATGCCGGACGAAGGCGTTCCTAATCAGGACAGCGTTCGTGCCATGTTAATGCCCGGAGAGTTTGTCATGACTACAGATGCTGTAAAAGGGCTTGGTAATGGTGACATGAACACAGGTATAAAAAACATGTACTCGGTTATGCGTAACCTTGAAAATCGAGGAAGGGCGACAGCGTAATGGTCACAACAACAGAACAAATAGTCCGCGAAGCCCCGGATATTGAAGCCTACAAAGTAGGCCTACTGCGCTCCGCAAAAGCTCTAGCTGACCAAGGAGTAACAATACCTCCAAACATGGTTGCGGAGATGGACCAGCTTCAAATCAAAGCTGGAGAACTCGCGGAAGCGGGGATCGGTGGATACCAGCCTTATTTAGATGAGGCCGGTTACACGCTAGGTGATGCTCAAACCGCTATTGGTGGTGTTATGGCCGGGGCGCAGCCCTACCAAACAGAAGCTGCCGATTACATGCGAGCCGGTGCCGATGCCATACCGGGACAGGTAAGCGCGGCACAAACAGGGATAGCTAACGCGATTGGAGCCGGACAGGTTGCCACCGATACTGCCGCTTTGGGGCTTGGAACAGCCGCCGATAACGCAAGATTAGCGGCCGGACAGTCCGCAGCGGATCAATTGGCCGCATATGACGCTATTCCGGGTCAAGTCAGCGCGGCACAAACAGGTATGGCCGGTGCCGCAAGCTCGGCAGGTCAGGTTGCAGACGCGGCAAGAGCCGGTGGCGCGGGCGTTGGAGCCACATTAGCCGATCAATTAGGTCAATCTGTGGATCAAGGCCGCGCACAAGCGCAGGCGGCACAGTTAGGACTGCAAGGCGCGGGCGAAGGAGCCCGAAATATTGCCGCAGGCGGAGCGCAAGCTTTAGGTGCCGCGGCCGGAATGGGCGCACAAGCCGCCGCAGATGCTGGACTAGGCGCACGGTTAGGTGCCGCTGGTACAGCTTTAGGTCTAGGTGAGGCGTCTGACGCAGCGCGGCTCGCGGCTCAACAATCTGGGGCCGGTGGTATTGGCGCGTATGAATCAGCTTTAGACCAAAGCAATCAAGCCGTTCAAGGCGCTCGTGGAATTACGGGTGATGCTGCTACGGCGTTACAACAAGCCGGGGCTTTAGGAACGCAATCCGCCCAGCAAGGCATTGCAGCTTTAAGCGGAACAACAGAGGCCTTTGACCCGACTTCTACCGGCGCATTTATGAACCAGTACGAAGATGCGGCTGTTCAACAGGCTCTATCAGACATACAGCGTCAAGGTGATATCGCGGCCCAAGGCCAACGGGCACAAGCGGTTGGCGCAGGGGCCTTTGGCGGATCACGCCAAGGTGTTCAAGAAGCCGAAATGGCAAGAAACGTGTTGGAACAGCAAGGCCGGACTGCCGCAGGGATGCGTCAAGCGGGCTTTGAAAGCGCAGCGCAACGGGCACAAGCAGCATACGAAGCCCAACAGGGCCGAGGTCAGCAAGCGGCACAGCTTACGGGTTCACTTGGCGCACAAGGCGCACAAGCTGGAACTCAAGCAGCACAAGCGGCAGGCGCTCTAGGATTATCCGCAGAACAACTGGCGGCGCAGCAAGCGGGTCAGTTGGGACAACTTGGTCTATCGGCACAAACAGCGGCAGGTCAGCAAGGCATGGCTGCCGAGCAACTTGCTTCTCAAAACTTAGGTACAGCGGGTCAGCTTGGACAATCCGCGGAACAATTGGCGGGTCAGCTTGGTTTGTCAGCGGCACAATTACAGGGTCAGACCGCAGGTCAGGCCGCGCAACTTGGTATGTCGGCGGAACAATTAGCCGCTCAAACTGCGCAACAAGCTGGATCACTGGGCCTTTCTGCGGAGCAAATGGCTGCAGCAAACGCACAAGCTTTGGCTCAAACAGGTATGAGTATAGAACAACTTTCCTCGCAAACAGGCATGAACGCCGCGCAATTAGCGGGTCAGATGGCTGGTCAACAGGGTCAATTAGGCTTGCAGGGCGCACAGGCGCAATCTGGTATTGCCGCGCAGGCGGGTCAAACCGCGCTTGCCGGAGAACAGTTTGCCGGTCAGATGGCCGCGCAACAAGGTCAGCTTGGCCAAGCGCAGGCCAACATGGGAATGCAGGGCGCACAAGCGGCAGGCGGTTTGGGTCTACAAGGCTCCGAGTTGCAAGGCCGGATGGGCGAGGGCATTGGTGGCCTTGGCGCACAATACGGACAATTGGGCTTGGCACAGGGTGATGCACTTGGTAATCTTGGGTTACGTCAAGCATCTCTCGGTGAACTGGATCAAAGCATGGGTCAAAAAGAAACTGGTTTCTTGTTCGATGTTGGCAAACAGTTCCAAGCTCAAGAGCAAGCGGGACTGGAAGCAGCCCGTCAAACAGAGCTTCAAGAAGCTTATGAACCATATCAACGGGTGTCTTTCTTGTCGGATATTTATAAGGGCGCTCCGTCGTCTCAACAAAGTATCTCGGCAACTACGGCACCTTCAGTATCGCCTGCCCAAAGTATTTTGGGGCTCGGCGTAGCGGGTCTGTCGGCAGCGGCAGGCGCTAGAAATGCGGGGTTATTTTAATGATGGATAGAGGCGTAATGAGCCGACAAATGTTTGCTAATGGTGGACAGGTACGTCGGATGCAAGCAGGCGGGTCACCAATGATGCCACCCGCACCAGAACAGGCCCTTCCGCCTTCGGCGGCAATGGCAGGTATGCCTCCCCCCGAAGGTGGCAGCATGGAACAAGCTTCCGAATTGGCAAGTCAAGCAGGGCTTGATCCAGCGGTTTTAGAGCAAATGTTAAGTCAGGCCGCAGGGAGTTTTGAGGGCATAGATGCTGCCGCGGAAAACGAGGATTACGAGGGTGTAATTAACTCAATCCGAGGCGATCAGATGCCCTTGCAGGAGCGCCGGATGGAACTGGCAGGGGTGGTTGGCGAAGAAGACGCTCAACGCACACCGGATTCGGTTCTAACCTTGGTTCAGCCTATCATGCAGATGGCGGCAGTTGACGAAGGAATAGGGAGCTTGGCTCCCGGAGCAATGGACACTCCAATACAAGGAGATATGGCCGGGGGCATCATGTCCACGGTAAATATGGGTGCCGAGGAGGCTCCTGTTCCAGTAAATTTTAACCAAGGCGGCGCGGTCCAGTATATGGCTCCGGGTGGTGTCGCCGGTGTCCCTGATCCACGAGCCTTAGAGCTTTTCCAACAAGATAAAGCCCTTTACAACCAACTAATAGGTGTGGGGGACCAACAAGCGGCGTATGACGAACAGAAGAAAATGACTCAATCGCAGATGTTGTTTGACATTGCGCAAGGCGCTTTGGCATTTGCCACCCCCGGTGACCGTCAAATGAGCGCGGCAGAAAGACTGGCCGAAGTAGCGCAACCTGTTTTGGGTAACGTTAGCGCCCGTTCTGGAGAATTGTTAAAATTTAAACAAGGTCAGGACGCACAAAGACGCCAGTTAGACATGGCCGCGTTGCAGTCCTCTCAGACTAAACTGGGTGTAGAAACACAAGCAGAAATAGATGCCGCTGCGGCTGCCGCTTTGGCAGAAAGCAAATCAGTAGAAAAAGCCGCGGAACGCGCTCAAGAATTACTATTGCAAAGCAACAAGTTCTCGTTCCAACGCGAAAAAGGCGAAACAGAACAAACGTATGCTCTACGTTTGGCAAAGGATTTGGCGGAAAGTCGCCGGACACTGGCCAATCTTGAAGGCGCAAATACCGAGGCTCAAATTAGACTTCGGGAAGAACTGCAAGCGAAAGAAGCGCGTTTGGCGGAAGCTCACGATTTAGTCCTTCAGGGCAAAAAGTTTGACTTCACGACTTCAGAACGTCTTTCTTCACAAGAGTTTAAAACCGAGTTGCAGAACGCGATTGATGCCGCTAGTGCATCACGTCAAGCTCTTGGGTTTGCAAATGATGAGAAAACTATTGCTCAACGTGCAGAGCTTGATCGACAGTTGGCAGAATTAAACAGTAGCCTACGTGTAACAGAAAAAGCAGTTGATCTGGACAATACTTTAAAAGTGGCTGGTGTTAAAAACGGTTACGAATTGTCTCAGATGGACAAAGGACACGACTTTAACCTCGCGCTGGCCGACCACAAAGGCACAATTGCTGCCGCTGCCGCGCACAACCAACAAATTGCTACGGCTGCCGAAAACGCATTAGATCGTGCGGCTCGCGAAAACTTGCAAATTACAGCGCAAAACTTCAAAGCCTTGCTGCAAGAGGACATGCAGGACTTTACCGGTAGCGAGTCTGAAAAAGACAGGTTGCTTACACAGCTTCAGAATGACGTTCTTAATGGGTTTAAAGAGCGCGGTCTGGATATTTCGCAAGGTAATCTTGATTTGGCGACGCTTACTCAGATTGCTAACGAAAGCATGGCAGTTCGCAAGCAAGCGTTTACAGAGGCTGAAGCTAAAGCAGACAGATTGGCTCCGTCGCTTAAAGTGATAGACAACGATCTGGTGCTATTTAATCCTGCGGACAATTCGGCGGTATCGGTATTCCAAGCGGAATCCGCGCCTACCGAGCCTGTCTTTAAGGTTATTCGTAACATGAGCAATCAAACTACTCGCGTGGTAGATATAACAACGGCTCCGGGACGTGCAGCAATTGAAGCCGCTAATAACGCGAATGCGGGCGGAACACAAAAGTTTACAGTTTCCAACATGGGGTCAGACACCGCTCCGACGGCCAAAGCTTACGCCATCCAAGGTTTAGGAAACGTACTAAGCTACGATGGGGGACGAACATACTTAGATGCGAGTGGTCAATCTGTAAGTATGCCAACCACGGGTGTTAACCCACTAAGCGATAACATTGCTTACGACATTGCGGCTAAACAACGAATTTCTTTAAAAGCGGGCAAAGATTTAGAAGCTTTGGATGAGCAACTTGGGATTGTGGCCAAAGGTGGTACGCGGGATAACCCGCAGGCACTGTCTTCCGAAGAAGCTGGGTTGATGAAAGACGCCATGAATGCGGCCCGTAATGGTACGGGCCCGTATGCAGGATTTGCGGTATTTTTGGATAATACTTTTGGCGGATTTATCCCGCAAGCTCGTGAAGCGTTCCAAGACACGCAGTCAAACCGTCAATTCTTGCGCGGGCTTACTATTCTAACTCGTTCTGCTCTGGTTGTTAACCCGCGATTCCCGGTTGCAGAGATGGAAAAAGTTGCAGTCCTATTTGCAGACCCGGACAGCTTTTTTGCCAACCCGGAAACAGAGGCCAATAAACTTATCGAATTAAAACGTTTAGCCACTACGCAGAAAAGAGCTAACCTTCAAGCTTTGAGCGACGGCGTTCAAGATGACAAAACAAGACAGGCCGTTTTGTCAAACAACTTCGAAATAGACCGGTTATTGAACATGCTCTCAACCGTGCCTTTGCAGTCCGGACAAAAAGTAGATGACGGTACTGCCAACGCCTTGCGTCAGCATATCTTTAATCAACAAGGGGGCACACCATAATGGAACCCGAAGTTGTAACAGCCGATAGCAACCCCCCTAACCGTAAACCTGTGGTTTTTGACAAGCCGCAGTTTGATGCGTATGTCGCAGGGTTTTCTGGAGAGGGCAAAGACCCTTCTAAGGTAATTGCAGAAATGCTTGCCGAAGAAGTTCTGGGCTCTGGATCATACCAAGGGTTAATAAGTGGGCAATCCACCTTGTTTGACACTTTCCCCGGATTGAAGGACAAAGCCCCGGCGGAAAGAGGGCTGACTAACGACCAAATAATTAATCTTCTTGCCGTAGATACTGAGGGCAACCCTATTGAGGCCGGAACGTTTTTGCAGGGCTTTGAACGTGAAATTGCGCCAGCCGCAACATCACTGGGCGGATTTGGAGCCGGTGTAAAATATGGCTCAAAAGCGCCTATACCGCACCCGCTTGCAAAAGGTGTGTTTGTTTTGGGCTCGGGTGTTGTGGGGTCTTTGTTTGGTTACAAAGGCGGGGAACTGTTAACGGATGAGTTGATTGGACCCGAAAGCCCCATGCTCCCCAGTCAAACCGCGGCGTATGAATCTGGAAAAACGGCTGCCGGAGTGTTGGGGTGGCTTCCATTCCCATTTATGATTTCTAAAAACGTAGGCGTAGGAACGGCTGAGTTTATTAAAAACTTGGCAGAGAAAGGCATAACACCTTCTCGGTCAACCCGTTTGCTTCAAGGGGCGCAAAATCTGCTTTCCAAAACGGGAACCACGGCCCGCGCCGCACCGATTCCTTTCCTCGTAGGAGAAACGGTTGCGGGCGCAGGTCAAGTTGGTGGTGCCGGATTTTCTGAGACTTACTTTCAAGGCAACCCATTGGCTCGTATTTTCTTTGAAGGCGTGGGCGGCGTAGGCACAACTCTTGTGACCAGTCCAATGGTCCCCGTTGTAAACAATTATGACAAAATCCTCCCGGCTTTGCGGAGAGTAAAACAAACCTACGAACAGGGCGGCGCAAGCGCAGTTTTGTCTCCTTTAAAGGCTAAACGCCAACAAAAAGCTGTAGAACGAATTGTAGACATTCTTGAGGCCGAGGGCGAAGACTTAGAAGCCGTAATCGCAAGATTAGCGGGAGATGATCTAGGTGAGCTTCTCATTGGAGAAGATGGTAAACCGATTCCTTTAACTGCGGGGGCCAAAGGTGGCTCTCCCGCACTGTTGGCTATCGAAGCTTCCCTAGAGCAATTAGGTGGTGGCTTGTCTGCGGAAAGAACCGCAGGTTCAAAGGCGTCTATAAAAGCTTTGAGGAACGTTATTTTAGCCATGGCACAAACAGGTGACCAAGACGCTATTCAAACCGCCGCTGATCTAGCCGAGGGCGTGTTTAGCGCCCAGTTAAACGAACGGATGGCCTTTGCAACCGATAATGTGATGAGTGCCTTCTCGCAGGTTTCTGGAGATGGAACCAGCAACATTCAGCTTTCAGAAAAACTATTCGACATAATTACAAATCAGTTGGGACAGGCACGTAGCAAGGAAAAAGTTTTATGGTCCGCAGTTCCTGATATTGATCTGACTTCTTTCACAAACGCGGCGGGAGAAACAACCAACACTCCCAGCTTCATAACGGCTTGGAATAGGTTACGGGGTGTATCTCCAGAACTTCAGGAAAAACTTGCTGATGATATGCCCCTTCTTCAAGCTTTTGTAGTTAGAAAAACAGACGAATTGGGCTTGAGTGGACCCCCACCAGTACCCGCAGAATTACGAACTGCCCAGAAACGAGCAACAGAAGCTGTAAACAAACTTGCCGGAACAACATACGAAAACCGGGTAAGCAGTATCGTAGATACGATGACTGGCGAGGGTGCAACTCAACAAGAGATTTTAACGCGCCTTAGACAAGAAGCAAGCTCGTCTCGGGGGCGGATGTCCACACCACGAACTCGTCAATTAGCTGATGCTTTGGACAAAACCGCAGACTTGATGGTCATGCAGGGAAATCAGCCCGCGGCCGACGGCTCTGGTGCCGTAACCGCTCCGCTTACCACCAAAGAACTAACAGAACTTCGGGGCATAGCATTAAACTATGCTCGTCGTTTTGCGTCAGGGGAAAACCCAGACTACAATTCGGCTCGAATTGCTAATGAAATGGCTGGTGCAATGTTAGATGATCTCGGAGGAGCTTCGTTGGGCCCTGCCGCAGACAACTATCGCTTTCAATATGACACCGCCAGAGCTTATTCTCGCGCTCTAAACGACACGTTTACTCGTGCCTTTGCGGGCGAGGCTACAAAAACAAAAGGCTCGGGAGCCGCGAGCATGGGACCAGAGCTTTTGGCTCGCCGCATCTTACAGGGCGGAAACGATCCAACATACTTACGGTTGGAACAAATCAATGACATTGGTATGTTTGCCGTAGAAGAAGGTTTGGCCGACGCAGAAACAACAGTTGGTACTCTTCGAGGAGTTACCGAGCAGATTCTTCGTAACGCTAGATCGGAGGCCTTTGACCCCAACACCGGTCAAGTTAATCCCGACGCTCTGGCTAAATGGGTAGCAAAAAACTCAGACGTGTTAGACCAGTTCCCTGCACTAAAATTTGACCTTCAAAACGCAGAAAGTGCAAATGTTCTTCTTAAAGAAACATCCGTAATTAATCAGAAACGACAAGCGGAAGAACTGGCACAACTTAGCTTTTACGACCTTATGAACCCTGTTGTGAGCGACACGGGCCGCAGGGTTCACGGTACAGAAAGTCCCACTACTGCTATAGCTCGGGCTATTAACACAAAAGCCCCTATCAAAGGATTAAACAGACTTTTGGACGTTGTTAAAAACGCTCCAGAAGACATGCAAGAACAGGCAATGACGGGTCTAAAATCCTCTATTTTGGAATGGGCCGCAACAAAAGCTGGAGGCAGTCACTCTGGAACGTTTAGCCCCAGTTCGCTGTATGATGACATGTTCCGACCTATCAAAGGGGCCTCTGGCCGCGTATCCTTGGTAGACTGGATGAAAGAAAACAAGGTCATGAACGAGGCCGAGCTTTCTAACTTAAAAACTTATTTATCTGAAATGGTTCGTTTTGAAGCGTCAGAGAAAGCAGGTGACATTGGAGAGCTTGTTGATCGGGCTGGTCCTTTGTTTGATTTCTACTTAGGAATTACTGGATCGGCGCTCGGTACTCGCGCACAACGGCTTGTGACCGGCGGTCAAAGTGGACCCGGCGCTCTTATCGCAGCGGGTCAAGGTGCCGAAACAATGCGTCGTATATTTAACGACATTCCTGCGGCCCTGCAAACTGACGTTATGTCCGAGCTTATGGCTAACCCGACGCTTCTCGCCGCAATGATGAGAAAACCTCGGGGGGATGCGGAACGTATACGTGTGGCCGAGCGGATCGGCGGCATGTTAAAAGACTTAGGTTTCTCTCCAATACGTCGGGCAGGTCCCGCCGTTCCACGTGAGATAGACGACGAAATAGAAAAAGAAACAATACCCTTACCCCCCTCAGACCAACAAGGGTCCTTGAATACCGTGCCGGTGGGTCCTCCCACCCAAACCGGCCCGGTTACTCAGCCTAGTCCTGTACAACAGGCCGCTGCGCCACCCCCCGTGGCACCTGTACAATCCTCCGGACCCGTTGACAGGACTAGGTACGCCGCTTTATTCCCCAATGATTCGGCAACACAATTAATGAAAAGTGGTATCGGAAGTTTAGGAGCGTAAAATATGTCAATCGTAGGATACGCGTCCCCCGAGTATGATTTTTATAAGTTTGACCGGGATATCATGGATGATTACGATAACCGGATAAAAACATACAACTCCGCTTTGACACAGTATCAAACAGATGCGGGAGCATATCAGTCGCTTGTTGACGACTTTAACCTTAACCAAATCGAACCGTGGAACGCGCAACTTGCTAAATGGAACGAGGACCGTGAGGCGTACAACGCGGCCATCGAAGCATGGAATGCAACGGATCGGACTACGCCTTATGAGGAATGGTCCGATACAGTAGCTTCGCCGGGAGAGTTCACCTCGACGGCTCCTGTGTTCGAAGGTGGCCCGGCTCCAGTAGCTCCTGAAGACCCCGGTTTTTCAGGAGCCGACGTTGATGAGTTTGTTGAATCCGCTCAAGAACGGGCTCAACATAGAGGCATGACAAGCGCGATGGCGCAGGCTGTCTTAAATGACTCTCGTGGAAATTACGGTAGTGGTGCAGGAGAGCAATTAATCCGCGACGGGGCCGGATCGGCCGGTTTTCAAGCTGGGGACGTTAATTTAGCCGGGAACGCAGGTTTTAGTTCTACGGCAATGGGATATGGAGATGGTGGTATGGTTCAAAATTATGCGGAAGGTGGTATGATAGCCAACCCTTATGCAAACTCAATAGCTCCAGCTAGGCCTCAACAAGATCAGATGCAGCAACTGATGCAACAAATGGGCTCGGTTCAAGGCCCTCCCATGCAAGGCGTTGGCGGTTTATTCCAACAACAAAACCAGTTTGGCCGTGAAATGGCTAACTTGCGGGGTTCTCCGCTACAAAATTACCAAGACTATTTGATGGGAACTTACGGTCAAAAAGCCGCACAAACCGTTCAGGAAGCTGCGCAAAAAGATGTGGAGCATTTTGTGCAGTTGGTTGACGAAGCAGAGCGGGCTCACTTTGGAGCCGAAGAAAGCTTTGGCTTTGGCGGCGGACAAATGCACCTTGATAGCATGTCTCAATTTGAAAACAGACCAGAACCCATGATGGGTGGTAACGCCATGACACGCGCTATAGGCGAGGATGGCGGAGGCGGTATGATGGCTATGACTCAAGCCATGGGCGAGGATGGCGGAGGCGGCGTGTCTGTAGGGCAACTTGGTATGCTCCAACAATCCCCTGAGACTACCGGACAACTAGGAAACCCCATGCAAGCCGGTCTTGGTGGGATGTTTGCACAACTTTTTAACGAAGGGGGCGTCGTAACGGCACCGGCTACCCCTGAACAGCTTACAGCCGTAAGACAGAAAATAATGGAAGATTATGGGTTTGATCCCATGGAGTTAGCTCTTGAACAAAACGTTGATCCCGAGCTAGTTCTACGTGTTATATACCAAGAAAATAAAGGCCGTCAGGGCCCCGTTAGTGGAAAAGGCGCAATAGGCCTAATGCAGCTTATGCCCGAAACGGCAAAAGAATTGGGTGTAGACCCCAACGATCCAAAACAAAACGTAATTGGTGGGATTAAGTATCTCAAGCAACAACTACAGGACTTTGGTACGGTGCCCTTGGCCCTCGCAGCATATAACGCGGGCCCCGGTAATGTGCGTAAATACAACGGAATACCTCCTTTTGAGGAAACCCGTGATTACGTCTCAATCATTCACGGTGCGCCTAAAGGTGAAATATTACCAGCCATGGGAGACTTTTTTCAACTAACGGAAAATTCAGACCCGGCTCCTAAACCTCGGGGACGGCCCGCGGGCCTCGGTCAACCGGGGTTTGCTCCTGCCGCA